AAAGTTAATGGAAAAACAACAAGATATAGCAGAACAAAAAAGTAAACTATCAAAAAGTTTTGGAGAAAGGATGCTGGAACTTTCTGGTAAACAGATACAAGCAGCAGAAACAAATTTTAATAGATCTAATAAGCTATTAGAAAATGAAGAGATAAGTTTTAATAATTTAATGGAAGAGAGAAGAGATGTAACTACTGATATTTATAATAAAGGACTAGAAAGAATTAATAGAATAAAAGATGAACAGCAAAAAGAAATTTCTAAAGACTTACATAATAATATGTTTGGCTTTATAGGAACTGTTCTTGCAGAGCAGGTTGATGATCCAAGAGGACTGGTAGCAGGGATGGCTTCAGCAAGTGCCAGAATATTCCCTGAGTATGCAAATAGAAAGATAAAACTAAATAAAGAAAATAGGGATTTAGTAAAAGAAATAGAAACTTTATCTGGAGCGGCAGATGCTGAATTTGCGAAACAAAACTTAACAACAGCAGAGTTAGCTCATAGAGAATCATCAAGACTAAAGAGAGAGATGACAACACTTACTAATGATCTTGAAAATAAGAGGGTTACGTTTGAAACTCAAGGAGAACGGGATGCCTATATGGGTAGGATAGATGCTTTGGATGCTAAATCAGCAGGATTAAATGCCGTATCTACATTTATTACTACAAATGTTAGGGTAGGGGAAATAGAACTTAATAATTTTAATAAACAACTAGATAGATTAGTAGAGGCAGGTAAACTTGATACGGAAACTTTCAAACTAAATATGGATTTTCAAAAAAATTCTGCATTAACCTCTGCTGAAAGATCGCTGATGATGGATGGTATGAGCAGTGTATTTGGAAAAGATATGTCATCAGATGGACAGGGAGGGTGGGTTTTCCTACCAAGTGCAGGCTCAGCGGTTGGAAGATATCTTCAAGATTTTCAGTATGCAGTTAGTGCTGCTAAAAAAGAATATATGGCAGGAACGGTGCCTGCATCTGGTGTTACAATTCCAATGCCGGAAGGAAGTGTTGTAGAGTCAATTACAGCAGAACCTGGAACACTAAACATAGGTCATATTTGGGGTCAGTTACATGGGACAATGGAACAATAATGGTCGAGCCTCTTCCCATACTTGGTCGGAAACCGTCTCCTTATAGTAGAGAAGGACACGAAGACTTGCCTGTACTTGGTCGGAAACCTGCTCCGTACCGTACTACTGTAGATCCTGATCTAGTTCCATTACCAACCCGTGCAGAACAGGAAAGGGAAAAAGAAAGGATAATGGGAATAGATAAGGATGTCTTTCTTCCTGACTATGACTTTCTTAAAGAAGCAGGATTTACTGAGGATCAGGAAATTGATGAAGACATGGTTCGGGATAATAAGTTATGGATAGACTCAGCAAAAATTATTTATAAGAATGAAACAGGTCGTGACTTCAAAGGAAGTAATGATGATGCTGCTGATTGGCTATTTGATAGACAGGCAAAGTTTAACTGGGACATTACTAATCTAGGTATGACAACATTGGATTCAGATGAGTGGGATGAAGGTACTAGACAAGCATGGCTGGACTCTATGAATATGTATGATGCTATGGATTCTAGTGCTGCTACCTGGGGAAGGTCAGCCTACCATGCAATTACCGATCCTACCTTTTTACCTTCTCTTATTTTTGGTTTTGGAATTGGTGGTATTGCTAAAACATTTGGTGGAAGAGGTGCTGCTCTTGTAGCTAAATATTCTTTTAAAGAAACTCTTAAAAATAGTTTATTAAAAGAAGGATTAAGAAAGGGATTAAGTCAGAAAGCAGCAACTGCTGTTGCCCAAAAAGGAACTAAGGGTGGGGGGCAAGCTGCTCTTGGTGTTTTGGGAAAGAAATCTGTTTTAGCTGCTAGAAAAGAAGCTGCAAAAAGTTTAGCCAAAAGACAGGGATTGTTGGTTGGTGGAATAGGTAGTGCATTTGGTGTTGCAGATGATATTTTAAGACAGGCTGTTCAACAAAATATTGATCCTGAATATGAATATAGTCCTTTACAAACTGCTATTTCAGGTGGTATGGGAGCAGTATTGGGAGGAGGTATAGGCTTTGGACTACCAAGAGTAGGAGAGCTTATTGGTAGAGGTCGTTTATATAAAGCCTCTGACCAAGCAAGGAGGGGAGAGTACGGAACAGAAAAGGTTTTTAATGAAACCCTGGAAAATATTGACGATAATGCAGTAGCTATAGATTCTAAGATTAGTGAAGCTACTGATCAGTTAAGTCCAGATGGAATGTTAACACTGGCAGCGGGAAAGGTATATAAAAAAATAAAAAGACCTGAATATGAAAAGCATTTAAAGGATGAGGGATTTAGAAATAAGTCAGATCATGTTCAAGATATTTTAAATCTTAGATTTAAGAATGTAAGAAAAAGAATTGATAAAACTGGTGAGATTATTTTTGAAGCCTCTGAAAAAATTATGCCAGATGAAACTACTGTTTCTCGTATTGCACGAGATATAGGAGCAATGCCTCAAAAGACATGGCTTACTAATGTTGTTGCTAGGGTTAATAAAAATATAAGCTCAACAGCAGGACTTAATAAAGAGTTAGCACATGCGTCTGTAGATATGGCAAATAATCTTGAGAAGACAAAGGGTTTAATTGCTATAGCAGGTAAAAAATTAAATCGTGCATTAAGAAAAGATTTTAAAATGAAACTATCAAAGGTAGCAAACTTAGAGTCAGAAGTTCCAACAGGAGAAGTAGCTTTAGAAACTGTAACTAAAGCCTTTAGAGGAGATGCAGATGCTATTGCAACATTAGAAAGAAAGAATTTTGGTAGAACTCTTAGTGCAGGTAGAGATTTAAGAAGAAGCATGAATGAACATCAAAAAGATTTATTAGCTTCTGGTCAAGTACCATCAAAAATGAGAAAAATTGCCAATGAGGCAGAGGCTAAAGAACTTCGTAAGGTTTTAGATAATAAGAAATTAAAGGTTGGAGATGAAGTTGAAACAAATCAACTGCGTATAAAAATTGAAAAATCTATAGGGGATGAAGGTGATCCTCTTAAAAAGGTAAAGCCAGAAGATGATATTGATTTATATGTTACCCGGTCTTATGAGCTTTATGACAATCCCCAATGGTCTAAATTTATTAGAGAAACTGCTGAAGGTCAGCAACTTCATGCTCAGTCAGTAGATCATGTTGCTGCAAAATTAGCAAAAGATGGGGGATTAAATAAACAAGAAGCTCATAAAAGAGCCGTGGAATATATTGAAGACTTGTTAGCAAAGGGAATAGATGGTGAAGATAGGGGTGCTTTTCTAGCTGAAACTTTTACTAATACTAGAAACAATAAAGCTTTGAGTATATTTAAAACTAAAAAAGATATTGATCCAGAGATTAGAGCTTTAATGGGAGAGATAACTGATCCAAGAAGTGTAGTTGCAGATACACTGTGGAAAATAAATTCTGATTTGGAAACATTTAAATTTCAAAGGGCTATTAGAGATGCCGCTGAAAGTGGACGGGTGGAAGGACTAACCGTTGGTCGTAGGGCTGGTGAACACATGCTTCCATTGTTGGATCAGTCTACAGTAACCCAAAGACCTGGAGTTACAAAAACTAGATTAGAAGGTCTTCCAATGAGGGGAGATATTGCTCAACCTCTAAGAGACGTATTTGCTACACCTGCTTTAAAAAATGCATTGGAAATGGGTAATGAACTTGGACCTGTTACTAATAGTATATACAAGAAGTTTATATTTCTACAGGGAATGACCAGATCTGCTAAAACAGTTTATAGTGAAAGTGCATGGGCTAGAAACTTTATTACAGCAGGTATGATGTCATTAGCTAATGGAAATTTAAATCCAGTAGGTATTGCACAATTTAGACATGTGTTGAGAGGTCTTGTTAATGAGGCGGGGGGTGTAGAAGGAGCTATAGCTCGGATGAGAGCGTTAGGATTACACCAATCAGGTATTGAGGTGGGTGCCTTTAAGGCTGCTATAGAGGAAGCATCTGATGGTAGATTTTGGAGAGAAGGAAGCTCAAATCTTTTAAATCCTAATAAACCTACTAAAAAATTAGTAAAACTTGCAACAAAATTTCAAACTACAGCGGCTAATATTTATCAAGCTGCTGATGATATGTGGAAACACCATGCTTTTTATAATGAAAAAAAGAAATACAGATCAGTCCTTGAAGGAAAGGGAATTAATCCTGATGAAAAAGTAAGAGAAACAATTACAAGTACAGGTGAAAGAATACCTATTACAAGACTTGATGAGTATGCGGCTGATATTGTAAAGGATACAATGCAGAATTATGCTCAAGTATCACGGGCTGTAAAATGGTTAAGACGAGTACCATTTGCAGACTTTGTAGCCTATAAATCTGAGATGTTTAGAACTGCTAAAGGAACTTTAAAAACTGCCTTTAGAGATCTCGGAGAAGGTATGGAAGATATGAGAAGATCTGGTGGTAGTAATGGTAAAAAACAATTTCTATTAGGTATGTCAAGATTGGGATCAGCTACTGCTGTTGCTAGTTCTATTCCTGCACTGGCATGGACAAGCGCTGAATTAACTGGAATGAATGAATATGAAACTCTTCCTGATGGAAGCCTTGCTGTTTATACAAAAGCTGAAGGTATTAAAATAGCTACTGATAGAGAGTGGGACAGAGGAGCGAGGTGGTTATGGCTGGCAGGAGATAAGAATGGTGAAGGAAAAAGAATTAATCTTTCATGGCTTAATCCCTGGCAACCTTTCTTTGGTCCATTAACAGCAGCTTATAGAGAATTAGCTGAAGGTAGATATCCTGATCCTAGTTCTCTTGAAGTTGCAAATCAATTATTTGTCAGACCCCTTAAAGAAACCTTTGGATCATCTATGTTATTGGACGGGCTGATTGGTATATTAAATAATACTGATATATATGGAAGACCTTTGGCAGGAAAGGACGATGATATTGGGGAACAAGCAAGAAGTATGTTAGGTAGAATGTGGAAAGCTTTTGAACCTGGGATATATAGGGATGCCGATAGAATTGTACAGTCTTATAATACAAGGGGAAAGAGTGCATTACCTGATTCACCAGGATTTACACGGGGAGGAAGAA